TAATTGTTTCTCTCTTACTCGCTAATCGAGATGATTAAAATAAGACCTTTTTACCTGCTTGAGCTGAGTGGCAAAACCCACCCCTTTTTTCTGATATTCAGGCACACCAAGGACCAAGGACTTCGGGAAGACCTTAAACCCAATCCAAAACCTAAAGAGTTTTCCAAATAGTTTAAAGTGCCAAAAGAAATTAGAATAAAGCCCCTGCCAAGCGAAATACCACTGTGGCGTAGACTCATCGAACCTTAAAACCCAGGTCAAATCCTGATTAAATTCCTCATGGATTCGGTATTGCTCGATAGTCCCGAACGTCCCAACAAAACCTATTCGACTGACGTCAAGTTTAAAACCTGTAATAGGCAAAAAACGTAACCCATTTGCAGGATTACGAAAACAAGACCAGTAAATAGCATTAAGTAGTAAAGACCCAAAATCCTTGTATGTATTCCAGGCAAAACCGTCCTCATAATTTTGCCAAGGGGCCATGATCTTCCATGTGAAAAGATAAATCTTTTGATGCTTGTTGGAAAACTCACTGTCTACCTCTTTATAGGCCCGACACAAGACCGCAGTCGGGACCATGACATAACCTAGAAGTATAAAAAAAGTTCTGACCAATAGAAAGAGTGGCCAGCCGATCACCGCACCAACTAGACCCTTCCAATACTCATGTCTGAAGATACACATTAACCTAGATTGACCTAAGAAAAAAAACAGTCAAACCTTTTCACTGTGAAACCATTTAAAGAGCTAACCAATAAAGTTTATTTTGAGTTTACTCCTGATGTGGAAAAGTTTTTGAAGTATCTTAAAAGCTCGGGGATCTCTGAAAAACGTGCTTCCTTTGGAGTTTATAAAAACAACGGTCGCCACAAGATCAACACCGAGGCCTATCTTGAAATAGACCTTAGTAAAACAGACTTGGACTTATACGATGTGTTCAGAACCTATTTTCGCGACTGACCCGCTTTTTCACGCCGAGTTTACCGTCCCCTTTCATGCGGTGAAGAAAAACGGCAAATCCTTATATAAAAATAGAGCTAGTGGTCAAATGTTTGTCGGGTCCAATAAAAGGGTCAAAGAAGCCGAAAAAGAAATGTGTCAGATCCTACAACTTGTCAAAAAACGCCACACTCATCTTAATTTCCCTTTAACCGAAGACATACACCTAGAAGTCATCTTTACCTTTAAAGACTACTTCACAAAACACATGGTCCGGCGAAAAACCCTACCAGACCTTTCAAACCTGATAGAGCTTCCCCAAGACTGCCTTCAAAAAGTCGGTATAATAGAAAACGACTCTCAAGTGTGTTTTTTGGACGGTTCAAGGCGAAAGCCAGGGTCGGAAAACAAAATAGAAATTTACCTTTGGAGATGTGATGAGCGCCTTACCTGAGTCATTCTTTTGGGCAGTCGGAATAATGGTCATCTTTAACATTGGCACTATTGCCACGGTAATTGCGGCCATCGTAAAGCTGACCTGGTTTTTATCAGAACTAAATGCTCGAGTGAAACACCTAGAAACTCACCACTCAAAAGACATTGACGCCGCTTTTATGAAGATTCGGGAAATAGAGAAATCGGTTAATCATTAGCAACGTGAATTAAAAAATAAGCCATAGACCCGAACACCGCGCCCCAGATGAATGAACCACTGTCGAAATGCTCATCCTCACAAGCGTTCATCTCACAAGCCATCCATTCCTCTTGCATCCTTGCAGTCACGTCCACTTCCCTTTGATACCAGCGATAGCGGTCCTCATCCATAAAGACGCCATAATAAGGTGCTTTTTCACCCTTTTTTAGGATTATCTCTTCTGTGGCGCCGATTTGCGCGGTCAACAAGATGCTTAAGGTCAAGGCGGTCCTGACTCTCTTTAATTTCTTGCCTAATAACATAAGCCCTAGCCTCGTAATACTCTTTATCTAGCTTGCGGCGATAAAACGACACCACAAGCCTAGTCACTAGGTATATAAGAAAGGTAGACACTAAAAGAATCAAGTCGCTATTCTTCAAATTTCTTCTGTAGGACGTTAAATCCTGTGTAGGCACCAACTAGACCGCTTGTCGCAATCAGTACGGTCATTAGAATATGGTCGGTGATTTCAAAGTGCTTATAGACGATAGGTAGAACTATCAAAACCACACTCTGCAAGGAAACCGCGATAAATTTCCTTGAGCCAAACTTTAACAAAACCTCTTTTACAGTTCCTTTTTGTTCATCCATGATCTCACCTTTGTTACATAGTCCTGGTTTACATAAAGAGGACCGTTTTTCTTCGGAATCCCCTGGTTATAAGCCGAAATGACGTCATCGGTTGTCATGTACTTGTCGGACAATTGCCTGAGTTTTTTAGACCCTAAATCAATTGCTAGGTCTGGATCGTGCAGTTTTAAAAGATTGTCCCTATAACCTAGCTCCCTCGCTACGGTCCCCATAACCTGCATTAAACCATAGGAGCATTTTTGCAGAAAAATCTCAGTGTCTAGGCTTATCTTAGCTATTTTGGCGAATGTATCAGGGTGAAGCACATATTTCCAATGAGACTCATATCTCACAGCGTAAGGGTCCCCCGCGCTCTCTACCATAATGACCGAATAAATTAGGTTTTTGCTCAGTCGATACTTTTCCGAGTATTTGTCGATGATAGGTTCTAACTGTTCTTTAGATAGCCTCGACATATCGACCCTCTGGCATTTCTAGTCTGGTTTTTTTGAGCTTTTTTCGCCTCTCAGACAAAACGTCAGTGATGATATTCTCTTTTGATGGTTCGTATCTGTCCTTTAGTAATCCTTTGCCTGATTCTATCGTCTGAAAGAGGTTCATTCTTCCCCCGACATAGCCCCAATGGCTCGGATTGGCGTCTGGTACTTCAAACGACTCTTAACCACGTCAGCCATTTCCTGCATGGCGCGGTTTTGATTCATTGCGTAGTCCTGAAGACCACGAGGAGCCGTTAAATCAGCCGCTTTCTTTGCCCAATGTCTTTGAGCTACACCGGAAAATTTCTCAGGGTTTTTCAATGCGTATTCTATGGCCATGTCGTTTAGTGAGTTAAACCATGTGGACGGCCTAAACACGTTAAAACCCATGAAAGCCATTCCCTCAGGCGTACCCGAAGGACCCAATCGGTCCGGCATATTGTTGAACACTAACTCAATGTCTTTTAACTTCTGATTGGCGTCTTTACCAAAAAGCATCTCGCGCATTTCTGGGGAGAGTTTTTTCACGTTATTTAATAGTCTTGATGGGCTCACTTCCCCACGAGTTAAGCTCTTTTCGTACATCTCGCCGAGTTTAGCAGTCCTCAAAGCCTCAAAAGCCTCGGGAAATTCCTTCTGGAAAGACTTCATTGCATTGATGTTTTTTGCGTTAAAGAATTTCTGCGTTATTTGCTCATCGGGAAGGCGCTGCACTTCTCTGATAAACTCTTGATAGTTTCTAACCTTGCCTATGCCCAAATCCTCAGCAAGTGCCTTTGTGGTCTTAGATAGCTGACCGTAAATCTTGTTAGCTTCCTTTATGCCGCCAATCATCTCTTTGGCCACAGCTTGACCGTGGCGCTTGTCTCTTCCAGCCGCCAAAGCCGCTCGAGTAATCGCGTTTTGCTCCAACCTAGTGAGCTTTTCGCCGATTTGTCCGGCCACATATCTCATGGTACCAGGCTGAGAAATATCCCCAGACATTTTGCCAACATAAGATTTAATTTCTCGAATAGTCGCAAGGTCAGGAGCCGCCTGAACACTGTCAGCAATTTGATTGGCAAAAGCGGCCTCTGGACTTCCCTTAATAGCCGTTGCCCCTTGCACCGAACGGATGTTTCTACTAATTCTTTTTACAGACTCAGGCGCTAGGTCGATAAAAGGAGTGTCTTTTGAAAGCTCTTGGTAAATCTCAACCGCAGGACGCGCTTTCATCTCAACACCTTCAGACACAAGCCGCTTTACCTTAGATCCAATTTGAATCGGTGTCTCTAGGGCCTCTCTTTGGCCAAAAACCTTTTCGCCAGCCTCTTTTAAACCGCCAGTCACCCCTTCAAAAGTTTCCCTCATTTGAGCGCCTGGCCCAGAAGGTCTTTGAGCAAGTCCTGACTCAATTCTTTGAATCGTCGGGTCGCCTGTCAGCATTCCACGAGTGGGAGTGATTCCCAATCTCTCAGCCGATTCTTTTAGTGCAGGGGCCGCCGCTTTTTCTTTTGTCGCAAGTTTTGAAATCATGTCGAGCGTTGGGTCTAAAGCTCTTTTGCCTAATTGTGCAGCTTTTCCGATCATACCAGCCGCAGCGACACCCGCACCCTCAAGTAATCCCTCAGTAGCTACGTTTTTAACTTGCTGACCAATACTAACAGGCTCATCTAGCAATTGGCCCTTTAAAAAGTCTTTTGCAGTAGAACCAAGACCCGCACCTAACAAACCGCCCCCACCAATTCCCAACGGTCCAAGTGGAGCGCCTATAACACCGCCAGCAATCGACCCAGCCGCAGGTAAAGCCTCAAGAGCGCCACGCAATAGGCCCTCACCCATTCTAGGCTTTTTTTCCCAAGGAGCCTCACCGACCCTAAAAGACTCAGGCTGTCCAGTTTCCCAAGGAGCTTGACCCACTTTGAAAGACATTATTTCACCTCAACCCACATATCACCTTGTCGGCGGTACGTTTTTCCTTGCCATTGTTTTATTTCAGGGGGTGGCGCGGCCTGAGCGCCCTGAGTCCCCAATAGGCCCTGTTTTTGTTCGGTGTTGTTGCTTATGACTTGCTGAAATTGCTCTTGTAGTCTGGAAAGGTTCTTTTTTAACTCTTCGGTCGGCAGTCTTGGATCTAATGAGCCAGCCGTGGCCTGAAGCATTTTCATTTCCATATCGGAAATAGCACCAATACCGCCAGCCGCCTTTTTTAATTGTGTCAATTTATCAAAAGTTATATTAGACCTTACAGAATCTAAAATCTTATCTAAACGCGCAGCCGGACCAACACCGAAAGACGCAGTTCTTCCAGCCACCTGACCCGATGCGAGTGGGTTTTCTAAGACCTTAAATGCCCTGTCAATATCCTCGTTTATTATCTGTGCAGTTCGAAGCTCTTGTTTTGCAGTTTCAGACTTTTTCGTTTCTTCAGTTTGTGCTTTTTGTCTTTGTTCTTGCAGTTCACCCATTAACTTCTGGGCCTGTAATTGTTTTAAAAGTCCTTCTGTACCTTCATTCTTCATTTTCATGTATTCAGGATCACGTCTATATGAAACCGGAATGAGCCCAGATTCGTCATATTCAGGAATTAGACCTTTTTCCATAGCCTGTAAAAGGCCCTGAGCTTTTTCCTTTTTCATCGTCAGCTCACTAGGCTTTATCTCAAAACCCTCTGGGCCTTCAGACACATCAAAGCCCTGAGCCCTGAGCTTTGCTAGTTCCATAGCTTGAGCCCTGCGCCTCTCGGCCTCTTGCATTTCTCTTAGCTGTCTTCTTTCTGAGGCCTGACCATAACCTTCTATAGCTTTAGTCACTCCACCCAAAAGACCAGATCCATAATCATAAGCGTCCATTATCTACCCCCAGAAATTAAACTACCCGCACCCTGTCCGATGTAAGCCCCAGCCATGCCCATTCCAGTCGGGGCTAACAATGCTCCAAGACCAGCTCCAGCCAAACCACCAAGAGCGCCCATAAGTCCCTTTTTCCTAGCTTTTCTAGCGGCTCTTTTTTGAGCCTCTTCAATTAGTCTTTGCTCTTGTTTTAATCTTTCTTGTGCTACTAAATCGCCAGTAACAGATTGTCTTTGAGCATCGGCAAAAACGGCATTTCTTAAAATTGAGTTTTTAAGTCCAGAAAGGCGCTGATTGTAAATGTCCGAGGCCCTACCACCCAATAATTCTGTACTCCCGACCTGAAAAGGATTGCCCTGGGCCATTTGTGATTCAAAACCCTGCTTCATATAATCTTGACCCATGTTTGAAAACATGGACCCGACCTCATAAGGGTCTAAATTTTTGACCTTAGCTTTTCGTTCTTTAATCATCTCAGCCAAATCCATCATAGCTCCTTAAAAAGGTGACATTTCAGAGTAAAGACCGCCGCCTGAAGCCCCGCCAGTGCCGCCGCCCATACTGCCGCCGCCCCGACCGCCGTACAGAAGGCCGCCGCCGTATCCTATAAGACCCGCAGCATTACCGAATAACTGCGCCCTAGCGGCTTTTTCATTTTGTCGCATTTGTTCCATTTGTCTTTGAAGATCCATTAGGCGAGCGTCGTATCCCATTTGTTTTAATAGCGGATCGGTAAATAACCGTTGAGCCTCTTCATTTGCTCTTTTGTAAATATCAGCTCGACCCTGTTCAAATTGTGCTGCGGTATCAGACGCTAAATTGACCTCTCCAAGCTCTTTTTGGCCAGACCTCAAAAGGCCTCTTCTGTTCATTTCAGCTAAAAGACCTTTTCTTTGCTGATTCATTCTGTCCATTAAGGCCTGTTGTAATGACGATGACTCTCCACGGATATAATTAGGAAGGTTTTCGGCAAAATCTGTAGCCCGAGCGCCCGCCGCCGAACGGTTGTAGTCATCTAGCACTCTTTGTCTTATCGCCTTTTCATCGCCACGATACTGTCCTGGGCCTTCCCATCTTTTTTGCACTGGATTGTAATACTGAGCCCGCATTATACGCTCATAGGTGTCGTAATCCATTTTCCTTGGGTCTAGCTCAAAGTCTTTAAAATTTTGCTGGGCCGCTCTTCTTAAATTTAGATTTTGACTGTAGCTAGTGCCGCCGCCACGTCTTCCACTACCGCCGCCAGCCGCAACTAATTCATCGTATTTATCCAATGCCGCGCCGTAATCGTCACCATATCCAGAAAGTTGTTGGTAATATCTTTCTTGTGCAGTCATCGGACGCGGCATTGCTTGTTGACTTGGCTTCACAGGATTTATTTGCCCAGGCTGAACAGGAGTAGGCGACCCAACTGGCTGAGTGGATAACTTGTCCCGTGAATATCTATTTCCCCTTACTGCCACAAAATCCCCCTAAAAAATAAAAATAGATGCAGTACCAGTTCCTGAAGACCTTAAGTAAAAACTTTTTTGCGTCGCCGGAAGTGAGCCGTCATAAACTACAAAATTGCCAGACCGAGAAAGCACCAAATATCTAGTTGGGGTGTACGATAAGCCATGCAAAATATTTGTGTCTGCATTAGCGGCTGTAAATGTAACATCTAAAATTGCACCCCTGAAATTATCTTGAAACACTAACCCTTTGCTTAAAATAGTGTAAACGTCCTTTAAAAACAAAGTAAGGCTAGACCAGCGTTTTTCAAGGGCTATATTATCCATGTTCCACCAATTCCTAGGAACTGACACCTTAAACGCTCCTTAAATATCGGCTTTCAATCGTGTAGCCGTTAATTCTTACCTTGGTCGAGGACACAAGTTGTAACTCAACCGATAAACTTTCTGCCGGAATACCGAAGTCAATTCTCTCTTGAAATTGACTCATCGGCAAAGACCTTGTTTCATAAACGCTGGACCCATAATCAGGCCTCATAAGCAGGGTAAATCCGAGAGTCTGGCCAGTAACATCGGTGTTAAGGTAAAAACGCCGCCATACTTCGGTTGAGGACTTGTCCTCTCTTTGATGATACCTGGTTTTTATCATAAGGCTAATGGCTGACCCAAGATCGGTCATCAGGCTTTGCCCGAATCTTATTCCTAAATGAAAAGAAGCCCCAGATTGCCAATAAAAAGGATCTATTCTGTCAGAACCATAATCTATATTTATTAGGCCCGATGTCTTATCAATTTGTAGGTTATCATAAAGAAGCCAAGCGTCTGCTAGGTAATCGTAAACAAAGACAAGTGATCCGTCAGAAAACCACACTTGATTTAATTTTTTGACGTGAATTGCCGCCATAGAATACATATCGGCTACGTCAGTTAATGGCTCTATTTTATCCGCAACCCTCAGGATATTTGAGCCCTGATATTCACAAATGCCTTTTTTATCGACGAACCACAGCTTATTTTCAAAAACGCAAAACCCTCTTGGGCTAACACATCCATACTCGAAAGATATATCCACCACAGACAAAGTTTCTGGACTGTCTCCTTTTAACTCATGAATAGAGTCCTCTTTAAAAATTATTAAAGAATCCTGAAATGGTGTCATAGCTACAATAGAATCAGAAGGATTACCGGAAATTATAATTTTATTTTCCGGCGGGAATGACTCGATGTCCTCAATTGTCGAGACGTCTATAGTATTGTCCTTAGACGCAAAAATCATGTTGTTATACCATGAAAGTCTATCGACTCCTTGAGTTGGCGGTCCTTTTATCGAATAATTATATTGGGTAGTAGTAAAATGAGGAACTACTGCGGCGTATGTCGTAACCCCAGAAATAATAGTAAGAGTAAAACTTCTAGGCATCGCATAGACAAAGTTAGTTACACCGTCCCGAGCATAAGCCAACGCAATCGAGGAAACGCCAAATCCTGGCGGGACAGAAAAGCCCCACAAAAGCCATTGCCCTTGCGATACTATAGTTGAACCAATCTCTATGGGCTGCCCAGCCCCACGAAAACTGCCAGTAGAGCCAGGAAATTTTGGAGCCTCTAAAAAGAAAAATTGTGAAATCTTGCCATCAGTGAGAGACGGGCTACCAACCAGCCAAGAGGCTCGCCAATAATAAAAATCTTTTGGAATAACCGCAGTCACTCCGGTTCCAAGACTTGTGTTAAATGTAATCCCTAGCGTAGGCGTCCGGCCAGCCGTGGGAGCCAGAGAAATAGACGGCGGTCCTATTTTTAAAGAATCTGTACCGTCAAACCTGCGAAGGCCATTCGGCGAATAATAAAGGTAATCATTGGCAGTCACAAAATCCATGATAACACTGGTCGTGGCGTTTTCTGTTATCGTCCCATCAATACCAGCAAGAGACGAACCAAGGGCAAAAAGCGTCATCCCAGAGTCAAACATCAAAAAACTAGATCCATCTTCTTTTTTGTAAACATAAGAGTTTTGCGGCTTTACTAAAAAGGTAGAAACCGGAAGAGACAAATGGGCCTCTGTTCCTATTCTAGAAGTCAAAGATCCTAGCCGCTCTAAGGTGTAATTTCTAGAGTCGAGTAATTCATTTTTAGCCGTTGTGTACTCAGAAGTTTTTAGGTTAATCCCACCAAAATTTTGATAGCTTTCAATTTTGCTCTTTGGGTATGACATTAGGTACCCCTTAAGTATCGGCTTTCAATCGTGTAGCCGTTAAAAGTTACCTTTTCGCCCGAGCTTAGAATAGTTCTTACAGAAAGAGCTTTTGCAGAAATACCAAAGTCTAAACGAGATTGGTACGAATCAAGATTTGAATAAAGGGTCGAGTAAACGCTTGACCCGTAGTCTGGTCGAAGCTCAATAGCAATTGTTGGCGTATTTGTTAGGCCTGGCGCATAATCTAGGAAAAGACGTCTAAAAAGCTCTTGGGTCGAGTCACCCATTCTTTTGTGATATTTGGTCTGTAAAATTAATGTTATGTTTTGTCCTCTGTCGGTATTGACTGACCGATCTAATCTGGAAATGAAAAAATGGCTTGTACCCGAAGTCACCCAAGTAGGCATTGGCAATGTTTGACCGTATTCAATCACTTCCGAAGCTGCATTTGAGCTTATCGGTATGTTATCGTAAATAGTCCAAGCCCCCACCTCATAATCATAGACCAAAACCACATTGTCAGAGGCAAACCACACTTGATTTTCACTTTTAACGTGTAAAGCTTTAAATGAATTAGGGTCTAGGTCTTTAAAAAATTCCTCTACTGGATAGGATACAATGAAAGTGTCCGGTCCATTATATTCACAAATGCCTTTTTTATCGACGAACCACAGCTTATTTTCAAATGTTACTGCGGCTCGGTTATTCACGCACCCATACTCTGTCGTGATAGTTTTAACGCTTAACGTCTCTGGACTATCCCCTCGGATCTCATAAACTGAAGAGTCCTTAAATACTATTAAAGAATCTTGAAACTTTTTAAGGCACGTTATTTCCGTTGATTGTCCTGGTAAGACCTCGATTTGATTTTGTGCTGCAAAAAATAAAAAAGCCCCAATGTCACTATGTCTAATCCTGTGCGGCTCGCCGGAAAAGCCAGACATAAATAGCATATTTTTGTAGGTTTCTAGAAATCTAGGAGCTAGAGATAGACTTGCAATGCCTGAAACTGCGTCAAAACTCTCTACTGCCTGAAATGTAAACGCAAATGTAACACTATCCTGAGAAAATCGCCTGTTTTGGTCTGGGCCAAATGTTCGTTCTATTCCTGTCGCTGGTGAAGTCCACTTAATTGCATAGCAGTTGTATCCATACCCAGGGATATTTGGAGCAATACCATCAAAGCCAAAAGGAAAACCAGGAGACAAAGTTATAGGTTCATAACGATATGCGGGTGGACCGTCCTCAGAAAAATAAGCGTTTTCTACTCCGGTAGCAGTATTGTCAAAAGCCTTGCCGAGAACAATTTTAATAATATGTGTGCCAGCCGCAATTGGAGCAGTAGTTGTGCCTAGTGCCGATGAGCTTACCGTTGGTGCCGAAGTAGGTACTGGGAAATTGTACTGAATAGCAAGAGAATAAGGCCAAATTCCCACTGTGGAACCAGAACCACTTGAGTAAAGCCTGAAATCCTGGCCATTCGCAAAGTAAAGATAATCTTTTTGTGTGTTTGTATACTGACTATTTATCTCAGTAACAAAATCAATGCTTTGGCCAGCCAGACTTGGAAACACCGAAAACAATGTAACGTCATTTTGAAAATATAGGTTATTTCCAGAATCGAAAACCAAAAAAGAAGCCCCCACCGCAGTCGTGGCCCAATTAGGACTTGTAAACTGATAAAGACTTGTCGGCGTCGCCCCATAGGTAGACTTGGCCAAGGTTAGAGTGTCTGAAATACCAGGACGTGACCTCAAAGCATTTGGACGCTCAAAACAATAATTTCTAATATCTAGGAACTGACCGTCCCCAGTTATATAAGCGGATCCCTTTACGTTCACCCCGCCTAAATTATTATATTGCTCATCCTTTAGCTTCTCATAAGGCATCTAGTAAATACCCTCGAAATCATCCTCAATGGTTTGAACCACAGTCCTAGGCGCATCGACATGGCGTTGCTCGGCGTCTCTTTTTAACTGCTCTTCGTACATAGCGCGTTTTTTATCCATAGCAGACGTGTCCCGACCATCCTTTAAAAGACCGTCAAGAGTCGCCAAGACCGCAATCATCTCATGATAATCCTCTGGGATCTCGGACACGTCAGAGTCATTCACCATGTTTTCTAGTCGATAAATGTAGGTCATTCGGAGTTTTTTAATGCTCTCAGGCGCAGGAACCAAAATAAGCTGGTTTTTCTTAAAGTAGTAAGCCCTTGAGATCCCAGTCCGCTCGGTGAAAAAGTCCACTTGGTTAGGTGTAATCTTATCTAGCTTTTGCACTGACTCGTTGGCGAATGTGTTCCCAGACAAAACAAGCTCGAGCCTAACAAGCCTCTTAAAATCGTCAGGCAATTGGTATTCTCTTTGATTAAGGACCGTAGTAGTCTCAACGACCTTCTCGAAATGCCCCTCAAAGGCTTGCTCAACTAACTTCTGAACCGCACTCTGAGCGTTATTTAACCAAGTGTTTACTTGCGACTGTGTGAAATACCCGCCATTTGGGTCATCAAGCCACGACCAGACAAGTGTTCTTAACTGAGCAAAAGTCATCCAATCCCCCTAGCAATCCTCTATATTATAAGTCGAATAAGGTACCCAGGTAGTTGAAACCGTAACTCCTGGGGATAAAGTCCAGCTTGTAGTCACGGCCTCGCCAGCCGATAAAGTCCAATTTGTCGCAATAATCGTGGCCCCTGTAGAAGTGTAGGGGCCAAACCAGATATTTTGACAATCCCAGACTAGCCCATCGGTGAGAAGTCCAAGACCGTCATAGGTATTCCACTCAGTATGACCTTGAGTCTCTAACGCCGTACCCTTCACAGTTACATCAAATAAAGGATACGGCATTAGTCCCCCTTAAGGTGAAATTACAGCGTCATGAATAAGAGAAGCCCCTTCTGTCGTTAGGGTCTTTCCCTCAATTCCCATGACCTTCATGAAATCTTGAGCCACTCCACGCCACGAGTAGTCCATTTGACTCATGTCAATCTGAGTCCAGGCCTTCCTATCAATGGCCGATACCAATTCCTTAGCCCAAACTTTGCGCTCCTCATCGGTCGAAGCGTCCATAAACAATAATTTGGCCCATCCTCGGTCGTGAAACGGCCTAACAGTGTTTTTCAAGGCTCCAATTTCTCTCACTAGCCCGAAACATCCCGCATACATCGCTTCTAGAGCCGTAATACAGTAGGTTTCGATGAAATTAGCCGGATAAAGCCAAATCACAGCCTCTTTCATCTCTTTTGCTAGTGTTTTTTGGTCCACATTTCCGTGAAACTTCACCCATGGCCTAGTAGAGATCATTTCCTCGAGCATTTTGGCCTTTTCACCGAAAGCCCCGCCCATTTTTTTCATATTATCCATGCCGTAGTAGGCGTGAAGCTCTAAATCAGGCTTTTCCTTCCTTGCCTCTTCGACAATCAGGATTGCTCGGTCTAATCCACGGTCAGGACTTGAGGCAAAAACAACTTTATTCTCGTTTTTCGCTACAAAACCCTTAAACCTGTCAGCGTTCACACCATTTCTAGTAATGTAAATCTTGTCCGAAGGGATTTTCTGCAAAACCTGAACGTAATTTTTATGAAACTCACTTAAGCAGAGGTGTTTTACATAGTTTTTATGTGTCTCGGCCCCAGGAGTGTGTAGGTCATGACACCATAAATAAGTCGGAGCGTCTGTTATCTTGACGTTATGTCTCCAAGCTATGTGGACCCCTGGCTTATAGAGTTTAAAATACTCGTGCATATTCTGAGCTGGACGGTATTCCACACCGCTAGGCATGACCTTCGCCGTCTCACGAGTGTTAAAAACTATAATCCTTCGGTGAGTTAGCTTGGAAAGCCACGTTGCTACCTCAACAAGTGCCGTCTCACTCCCACCGATGCCCCTTTGAGAGTAAACCTCATCGTCAAATTCATAGGGATGAGAGCCTGGAATACAAGTGAACACGATGTCATCGGTCTCGACTTTATCCCCACCTTCCATTTCCTTAACTTTCATCTTCATTTCGGTGAGCTGCTTTAGTAATCCCTCAGTTTCAGGATGGGGCCACTTAACCAAAGACTCTTTTGCAGTCAGTAGAGCGCCGTCAAGATCACCAATTTTAAACTTTATTCGAGCTATTTGGTTTTTCGGGATGTGTGTGTAGGCATCTCGATTAGCAAAGATAAAAGAAGGGTCATTAGCGCCAGGAAGTGAGCAATTTAAAGCCGCAGAGTATAGGGGAATAGCGTCAGTGTCCCGACCCATTTGAATCAGGCAATCCCCAGCTAGACACCAAAACTCAGCACGTTGTGGAGCCAATGCAGTCGCTTGCATGGCGTAGGAAAGACCTTTAGCGATTAGGTTATAGTCCTTGTTTACCTCATTATGAAACCTCTGAAGTGAGGCCCGAATCAGGTACTCAAAACACAAAATCCTATCGTGAAGCTCTAAGTCTTTGGCGTCCACCACTTGCTCAAGCCAAACGTAAGCCTCAGCCCAACGACCCTTATCAAATAGCTCTTTTCCGTAATACCACTTTAGACGTGTCGGAAGGGTCTCGGTCTTGGCCCTCTTCTCTAGAATAGACACGTTTCTAGAATAGTCCTTTTCGTAGTCCTCTTTTGACCGAGCGTGAACCACCCACCAATTATTAACAAACTGAGCGTCTACAGGCTCTTTTGCAATCATCCCCTCGTGAATGAAATACTCCCAAGAGAATTTCTTTGATGTTCTAACTACCCGCTCCCTTGTAAAGGTGCAGATTACTTCCCCTCGTTCATTATGGGCATAGTGATAAGGGGCCAGCCAAAAATCAGCGAGAAGCATCACATGGTCGCGCCACTTTTTAAACTCTTCAATCGAAGACAAGCGGTCATCAAGGTCTAACCACATGACAAAATCAGTCTTTACCTCACTCATTGAGTGATTTCTGGCTTTAGAGAAATCATCGCACCACTCAAAGTGGAGTAACTTCACAGGGCATCCGGCTATCTGTTCAGCCTCGCCACTTGTCACGACCTCTATTGTTCCATCGGTCGATCCGGTGTCTGTTAGGTGTATTTCATCAAAACACCCATGAACACTTTTGAGCATTTCTCGGATGTGTTTAATCTCATCCTTCATGATACAGGCTAGAGTAATTGTGGGACGATTCATTTACCTTATCCTTTCGTTTTGGGCTTAGTTCCGACTCACTTCTGAGCTGGAATTATTTAGCGTTTTCGTAGCAATTAGACTTCCACCACGACTGTTAATTGTCCACGTTCCAGTTAATTTACTGAAGGTTTGGGCTCCCTCGTTAAATTCCTGCATACGTTTCATATATCCGAATAAAGTAGTCGGGTCGGCCACGTTAGTACCAAAAGTGCTTGAAGTATTGCCAATAAGAGCCGTAAGGGTCGCAGCACTTCCAGCCTGGCCCAAAAGCTCAGCGTAGGTGGACGTTCCAATGGCCAGGATAGAATTTCCGACCGCAAGACCCGAAGTCCCCACCGCTAAGATGCTATTTCCTAAAGCAAGGTTAGAATTCCCCACAGCTAGGATAGACCCGCCAATCGCGTAGGTGGACGTTCCGACTGCCAAAATGCTAGTGTTTAAGGCCACATTTGTAGTCCCTAGAGCAATCGAAGTACTGCCTAAAGCCACAGACGAATTTCCTAAGGCCACAAGAGTCGAGCCTAATTCTCTTACTTGAGAATCAATGTCAAATGCAGGGTCTAGAACCCCATAAACATACCGCTCGGTAGGTGTCGCAGTCGTTATCCCATCGGCTAAGAAATAAACAGGGAAGGTCGCCGAAAACGTAAACCCATAAATTCCAGTGACGTCTATTTGGGCAAGTGTCGGCGGGGCTAGTGTCTGCCCCGTCAGCGCATTGCGAAAAGTGATGAATGTAGGTGCCAGCGAAGGATAGGCGCTGGGATTTGAAGGCGAAAAAGCCAGACCGTAGTATTTGCTCATTTTTTCATCACTCCTTTATTTCCCTAATCTCAGCCTCGCCCATCTATCGGGGTCCTATGCAGTAAGCCATCATATAAGCGTCTGTTAATGCCCCTGTTGCTGGAGCAATGGTTGCCATCCTAAATAGGACGCTAGTGGCCAATGTTGAGGCAGACTGCACAGCCGCGCAGTTTGCCGATGCTATGATGTTACAAACGGCAACACAAACTGGAGCAGAGCTAAATGTCCCTGCACTAAAATTTATGTCGTATAGACCAGTACCACCCCTAGTAACACTTGTTACCCCAGGACTTCTTCTATAAACCGTACAAGGCGAAGCTGCGCAGTTATTCGTACCCTCAGTCGCTCCACCAAACGCGACCCACTCCACCCCCGTGACTCCAGTGTAAGATGACACCACAGCATTCTCGATAAGAGGGGCTGGTTTGGCTACTGATAAGGCTTCGATGGTTACAAATGACGTGTATGGTATTGCCGCACCTGCAACTGTAATTGATCCAGAACCTGCTCTAGTTTGCAGTTTTGCAGTGTATTGCGTTCCTGCGCTCGCTCTAAGAGTTGCACAATAATTAACACCTGGAAGGTATGTCGAAGCCCCACTAGATGTGTCTACACTCTGAACGTAATCAGTCCCGTTAATATCTATCGTAGTGCCGCCTATAGCTCCCGCGCTCATAACGATATTTAAAATAGTAAAGCAGACTTTATAATCTCCCGTACTTTTCGCAGTCCAGATAATCCCAGGCAGCGTATTCGCTCCACCTGCAATCGTCACGGTGCCCATGTTGACGTTTGAAACTTGGATCAAAGTACAGGACGCATCGGTCGCTGGATCTCCAAGAGCCGTATTCGTCCTAGCCCATGAGCAGTTTGAGTCAAACGCCCACATTCCACTCTGCGCCACTGTGTCGGCTCGGAAGACCGATGCAGTGCCCGACCACTCGGCGATGCGGACCGAGTATTCTGCCTGGATTCTGTCACCAGACGCCCAGGTAAACGGAACTGCCTGGGTAATAAAAGCAACTCCTTGCGTGGCGGTCGTTGGAGCGGTAGCGGCTAGGACTTCAATGTTTCCAGATGAATCTATCCTGACTTCACAAAGAAAAAGAACTGGAGCTGCATCCCAGCAATATGCTCGACCGATAGGTCTTGAGCTATCCACTGCCTCGGCTGAGTTTAAAGTTAGCCCTGCTGGTAAAGTAAACCTGACTTGAGAGAATGTCCCGACTGCGCCGTTGGCCGTGACACGAGTTTTAAACTCTGCCTTATCGCCAACTCTTCTCATAATTGACGATACTGTCGTATTGGTCCAAGTACCCGATGCGTGGGTCATCGAAATGGTCACTGTCGTCCACCCACTTATGACCGAAGCATTGCCAATGTTGAGATGTGTCGCATCGGCGATGATCCCGTTATACACCCGCACCGCTGGCTCATCGGCTTGTGCTACTAAGCACACCCGCACAGTGCCAGATGTCGGGAAGATAAAGTTCACGATGTTATTCACAGCTTGGTCGTTAGAGAAAATGTCATCCGGAGCTAGAATATTGGCTGACCCGTCTCTGACCTCGATCTTATGGGTCGCTGTCCCCGATGGTACTGACACGTTAAGAAGTGCCGCGCCGTTTTTACCCTTCAAGCGGTCAGGCACAGTCTTAAGGTCAGAACAGAAAGTCTGCGTAGACGCCGAAGCATCCCACGATGCGTAATTGTCTAACCCCGACCCAGCCACACTCCACGATCCGGTAGACACCGCCCACTTGGTCTTGCCATTTTGAAACCCTGGGTTATCTAAGATATTCTCAGGAGTCACAAACTGCGACTGTTGATTTGTTAACTGAGCCACAGTCAAAAGTGGCCAGAACGTAAGACTTAAGATCAAAGCAATAATATTGGGCATTATTCTATCCTCACCGTTGTTTTAATTAAATAAGCGTCTTCTGTCGCTGTGTCCGATGGGTCTCGGTAAATCTCTATTAAAAGCAAATCGTCAGACGCTACAGGAATAGAGTTAATCTGGCCAAGACCAGAACATAAATCCAAAGTCACAGTCTGAAGATAATTGGCGTTAGTCTGAGTGATAGCCGCCGTTGCTGAAATGTGTTGGTCCGACTGGACGGTAGCATCTTGCCCAAGCTGAATGAGTTTAGTCTTAGCAATCCAGTGAATGTTATTACTTGCGGCGTCAGAGAAGAATTGAAAAGTCATGTTTAGCTGAGCCCCAGCCACATAACTTGAAGGCACTACGAAATTATAAAAGATCGACTGCCCTGCGGCCTGAGAAAAACTAAGCACCCCAAAGTTATCAACTACGCCGTCAACCGGAGCCGGAGTTGAGTCAGAAGCGTAAGCCTGTAAAGACCCACCGCCGCCAGATCCCCCACCGCCCGATGATCCTGGTTTAAAAATATGCATTCTAACCTCGAGGACTATTTCAGTAAATCCAAGCCAAAAAGTCAAAAAGGGCCTGGCCCAAGCTGGAAGCCCTGACCTCACGTCCCTGCGAAGTCACCACCATGAGCCAGACCCCAAAAATTATAGACCGTGGGTCTTTTTAATGTCTTGTGCAGCTTGCATGACGGCAGACACAACTAGACTTGTAACGGCAGTGTTGGCACCGCTTGTATTCAAGACTAGAAGGTCCCCAGCCTGAAGTGCTGCCAAAGTAGAACTAGCAGAAATGCTAATCCCAATGGCTCCACCCGACACACCAAAAGCCGTGGCAAGTGTTACTGCACTTCCCAAAGCAATGTTGGTGATTCCGGCTGACGTCCAGCGAGCTACCGCCAACTGGTACACAGGGGCTCCTGAAAGTCCCCGACCAGAAAGCCTCATCCCCAAGCATTGCCCAGGGGCTTTAACAAGACCCACGATAACAGATACTCCAGTCGCAACCGCACCATGTACGGCGTCAACTGTGAATAACTGTTCCGAACGGTCTAGGTCTCTATTAACTATTGCCATATTTGCTCCTTTCTAAGCGCCTTCTCGGGTCTTTTGACTTATCCATTGAATGAGTCAGGACATCCGAAAAGGTTTTTTTGTAAATATCCCGAGTCTCATGAGCTATGTCCTCAAACTTAGCAAATTGATCTCGGTCCTTTTTCTCTTCTTTTTTCTTCGACTCTTCCTCAAGCTCACGAAAAAGAGCATCACGACGGTCAAGAGCTATTTGACGCATCTTGTGAAATAGGGGCTCATGCCCCCACTCCACAGGCTTCCCTTTCGCCGAAAAATCATCGGTAAAAGAGAAAATGAGATGCTCTTCCTCAACTGGACAGTAAATAGTTAAACCGTCCACATCAAATCCCTTTAGCTTTTTGATTTTTTGAATAAGTCGAGCAACGCCGTCGGGACTTCGGCGCACTGTCAAATCCTTATCAAACCGTTTAAAGATTCTTTGTAAACGTGTAACTTCACTGTCCATTTTAAACCTCATTAGGGGCTGGCGTAATCAACTAGAACACCACAAGCCGAAGCCTGAGCGTTGAACAAGTTGAAAAAGTGCCGCACCCGAACCTCAAAGCTGTCAGCCGAAGTCTGAGCGATGTACATAGAGCCAGTCTCATCGGCGAATTCCATCTCGCAAAGAACCATCTTCTCGATGCAGTCTTTGCCAAGCATGAAAATGCGCTTAGGACAGTCTTTGTCAGCCACCCAAGGAATACCGTTAAACTCAAGGTAGCTTTCTTCTTTAGAAGCAAAACCACCATCGCCTTTAACAGTGTTCACATAACGCTTATCGGCGGTCAGAAGTTTCTGATACATTCGCTGACTGTCAAAGTCAGAGTAAATAGCAGAATACTTAGCTCCACCTCGGTTTTTACCCAAGTTCCAAAGGTTTTGCAGAGCATCCAAAGTCAACTGAGCTTGGTTTAGATCAACTACGTTACCTTGAGTAGATGGGTATAGAGCGCGGTTTACGTTTCCATAGATAGTGGAAGTACCACCGTCTAGAGAATACAGAAGACCTTGCACTTCCTGGTCAAAAGCGCCAGCTCGAACGATAATGTCGTTTTCGCTAACAGTGATGTTTTGATCGATGGTCAAAGTAGCTGTGGCACTTGTGGCAGAACCAGAAGTGATAGCAGTTACTTGGATACCAGAATCGACCAAAGTACCGCCTGAATCATAAACGTCGAAAACAGTTCCGACATCTAGGAATTTCAAAGCGGGCTCACCATCCTCACGGCCTTTTACAACCATTGAGTTAGTAGCAACCACGTTGGCATTCAAACGAGCTAGGTCGCCTGTACCATCCCAAGAGCACTGACGGTTTACATCGGACTGAAGGTCCTTGTAAGCCATTTGTAGCTCATGAGCGGCCTGACGAACAAAGCTACCTTTGTCAGTCATAGACGACTTAATCATTGGGCCAGTGATACCAAAGCGAAGATAGTTATATTTCGCCTGAACCAAAGCCTGAACACCAGCCTGACGACCGATAGCAGGAAGAGTCCCACCGTCAGAAGTAGCACCAATGCCCTGATTACGTCTAACTCGCAAAGGACGCACTACTTGATAACCGTCCCACTTAAGTTTTGACTTTTCTGCACCACGGTAAATTGGAGTATCTTCGTTGAATTGGTCAACGATAGGCCCCTGATACCAGTTTTTTAAGTTATAGAGTCCGCTTGCGACTCCTTGAAATACGTTACTCATTTTTTACCTCACTTTAATGTTATAGACCTTCCGAGGCTATAATATCGTCTGCAACGTCAGTAAGCCTTGAATACTTCCTAGGAGCTTGCCCTGGAGTACCGCCGCCCCGACCAATGTCAGACGCTTTTTCATTCGCCTCTTTGGCCTGTTTAAGTTGTTCTTTTTGCCAAGCCTGGAAAAGTGAAGTGTTGTACTTATGAGAAGCCTCGAAAAACGGCTCGAGCATCTTTTCATCAACCTTTTTAGGGTCAATTTGATTTTGCTCGAAAAACGTCTGGGCCGAACCGTAAACATCCGTCAAATTGGCGTAAGGAAACTTTTTCTGTAACCCTTGCTCAATCGACTCAAGTTTAGCGTTAAAGGCCTCTTTTTCTTTTTCCATAAAAGAGCCTTCAATCCGGTCGATCCTTTCCAAAACTTCCCTAGGTAGCTCCACTTGGCCCTGCCTAGCTTCCTCTTTCTGCGCCTGAACTCCAAGAACGTCTAAATACCGATGGAATTTCTCGGGATAAACCTTCTTAAACTCTGACGCCAGGGCCGGATTCCTTTTCACAGCGTCCAGATCAATCGTGAGGTTATCGTAATACTTACGTTCCTCTGCAAGAGCCTGGGTTTTGCGAGTGTAATCCTCTTGACGCAACATCGCCTTTTCAAGGTCTGTTAACGTCATTTCTTTGCCCTTAAATAGGAATTTCTCAGCTTTTGAAAGGTCCAGAAGCGCCTGGGCTTCGGGTGTCTTTTCTGCTTCGGCGGTTTCCTTAACCGCTTCGCTTTCTGGGGCCGACTCCGGCGTGTCCATACTTGCTATTTTATCGTCTAAGTTAATTTCACTTAGTTTATCCATGAGGGGTCTCCTTGAGTTAGGGTCCGCTAAATTGCGGGTGTCCTTTACCGGATAGCCTCACAGTTTAAAATTTCTAAATCAATCCTTTTCGTCCATTGCCTCTAGCATGGCCTTCTCGTGAAGAGACAATCTACCGCCTGACTTTTTCTTTTTCATAAGCTCTCTGTCCGCACCCTTAACAAACTCTTTTTTTTCCTCATCAAGTGCGGGGGCCATGTCTAGCTCTTTTGACTCTTTATCATCGTCCTCATCCTTAGACATAGGAATGACAATGGTCACAGCCAAAGCCTTTTTCTTTTTCTCTTCTAAAGCGTCTTTCATTAAATCTTTTTTCATACCATGCCCTCATCGGCTAAAAATTGTTCATCCTCAACTGACTCCATTGGCCCCAAGTCTAAAGGCTGATCCTC